TATTAACATTAGTAATAGCCCCAGCGACTACGCCAATATCTGTACCATCAGCTGCTACAGTAGATACATCAGATGATATACCAGCCACTGTTGTTACATTTGAAGCATTACTTGAAACTGTTGTTACATCTGAAGATATACCAGCTACTGTGTTTACATTAGCTATATCCCCAGCTGTAGTGTTAACATTGTTTATACTAGAAGCTACTGTGGTTATGTCAGTAAGACCACCAGCTACAGTGTTTATGTCATTTCCTGTGCCTGTAGTTACAGACTCTGTTATTGAACCTAAATCATCTGTAAATAATAATTCACCAGCTACAGCATTAACGTTTGTAATGTTAGAACCAACAGTATTTACATTATTAATAGCATTTGAAACTGTTTCAATATCTGATGTAGTTTCATTTAAATCATTTGCAGCTGTTTCTATTTCAGATATAGCTTCATTAAGGTCATTAGCTACAGTAACTACGTCACTGATATTAGTAGCAACAGTGTTTACATTAGCTATCGAACCAGCGACAGTGTTTACATTAGCTATTGAACCAGCTGTAGTTGTTATGTTGCTAGAATTAGAAGCCACAGATGTTACATCTGAGCTAATACCAGCTGTAGTTGTAATATTACCAGCAATCCCAGCAGTTGTGGTGACGTCGCTTGATATGCCCGCTACTGTATTAACATTAGTAGTGTTGCCTGATACTGTGCTTACAGCACTAGCTATTCCTGACACAGTGTTAATATTAGTTTTATCACTAGGTGATAGCCATGTGGTTTCTAAATAATTCTTAGTAGCTGCGTCCTGTGCGTTCACAGGGTCAGCAACGTTGGTCATACGTTTATTCTGTGCGTCCCATTGGAAGTTAACGTTAGATAATTTAATTACGTCACCAGCGTCATCAATAGCCTCTTGAGACATAAAGAACGCTTGGTCACTATCCGTGTCTAAATCTGATTCTGTTAGTACTGAACCTGACGCATAATCTACGAGCTTTGTGCCCTGACTTGTGGTTCTACGGATTTCTATAGCTGTAGAGGAAGCTGGAGCGGTAGTAAATGTAACCTGTGTACCAGCACCATTCCATGTAAATGCTGTAGTTACAACACCATCTATAGTAATAGAGACATCTTCTTGTGCCCTATAGCTAAAAGGTACAGAATAGGTAGTTGTGCTACCGTCACCTGTGTACCTTACAAAACTGTTTGCCATGTGTTTCCTCTAAATTGATTCTTCTAAGACGGGGACTTTAATAATCCATGATATTCTGTAGTACCTTTTCCCTGTCTGCTTTATATTTAACAAAGCCCTCAACGTCGAATAGTTTACCTCTAAGTACTGTCTCGTCTATCTCAGGAAAAGCTTGTCTTGTTTTAGACCACGCTTGTTTCTCAGCACTATCAATTATCTTTAGTATTTCTCTTTGTTGATAATCTTTTAACAATGTGTACTCAGGTGATGGAAGTGAATAAATGTAACTATTTTTATCCATTATTAACTCTTCAGTATATTGCCTTAAAGTTAAATCTTTTTTGTTTTTGTATCTCCACCTAGTTTCACCTACCTGTTCCATCCAGTAATCATAAGCTGATTGTCCGTTTTTGTTCTTAAGGTCTCTTAAATCTAATTGAGTTAAAGGGACTTTAGTAGACGGTCTTTTATAATTAAATTCTCTGTCTCTAAAGAAATTAGCTACTGCTGGGTTCTCAAATTCAGTCCATGCAAATGGAGAAGAAACTAGCTTCATTCCTAATAACCATCCTTTAGGTCTTTTAACTTTTTCACCAAACATGTTTCTTTCAGGCATAACACCGTCAGCTCCTGTTGGGTCTAAACGTTTCATCCTGTCCATAAAGCTGGTTAATTCTTTTGCTTCATCATCCCATACTCTATTGTTATAACGTAAGAATCCTGATAAAGGTGTAGCTTTGTATATTGCTCTAGCCATAATAGAACCAGCGGTTCTTTCAGCTGATTGCATACGCATTGCTTCGTCTGATAAAAAGAAATGAGCAGTGTCTAGTATGTTTGTTGTGTAAAACTTAGATGTTAAATTTCTAACAATAGAAGCGACTGCTGTTAACATTAATTCATTACTTTGGTCTTCATAGCCTTTAGGCAACACTTGAGAGTTGTGTTTTTGTTGCATTTCAAACCAATCTACCATATCTGCTGCGATACCAAACGGCATAAACAATGGGTCTAACCTGTTAAAACTAACGTAACCACCATCATCTCTTCTATAAGAATATGGTTGCCAACCAGTAGCTTTAGTACGTTCTTTGTTAACTCTGTAATCTCTGTCACCACCGCCTGTAACTTTACCTGTTAAAGCTGCATAGATACCAGCTGTCCATATTACGTAACCCATTTGTATACGTCCAATAGCCTCAGCTGCTGCCTCAGGGTCGACTGCTTTAGATAAGTCAGTCATAGCTAACCCACCTTTTCTTGGGTCAAAGTTAAGAGTACCACCGTCTTTAGTCCTTAGTAGTTGTCTCATCTCTATTTGAAAACGTCCTAGAAATGGTAAATGTTGCATGTTCCATCTAATTAAGTTAGACGGTGTATTAATAAAGTGCATACCTAGTACACGCAGTAAAGGATATTCATTAGTAAAATTCATTATACCTTTGGTAATGTTAAGTGGAGCTGAGCCACCTGTAATAGCGTCTTTTACGTCATAGTGTTGTGTGTATGAGCCTTCTTGTGCATAACGTAAAGGTGTGTTGTATGCTTTTAAATCTTCAGGTCTTAGTTGTGCTTTCTCTTCAGGTGTAAAGTCTTCTATCTTTTTAGCTTCACCTTTACTGTCTGTATATAGTTTTTCATACTCTTTAAATTTAGCTTTATATTCTTTGGTTTGTTTAAAAGCGTTCCACTTGTTACTTACTAGTTCAGGGTGTTTAGCTATAATAATTTCATGTATATTAGCAGCCATCCTACCTTTAAATAACATTTGTTTTAAAAACTCATCTCCAGCTCCCAATGTTCTTAGCGGTGTGGTTACAGCATAGGTGGTTGGTTCTACTAAATACTTCTGCATTAGTGCCCCTGTTCTACCTAGTGGTGTTGTTATTAGTTCTGCACTAGCATTTAACCATCTTTGTAATTGACCTTGCCTAATGTTGCTGTCTACCTTTAGTTGTTGTCTATCTAGTAAAGGTCTTCCTTGTATAAATGCAGCTTTTGCTCTAGATAAAGCGTGTCCTGTATACGCAAACTGCATAGCTAATGTGTTGTAAGCTTCTCTAAATACTGCTTGTGCACGTTGTCTATCATGTTTTGCAAGGTTAGCAGCTTTGAACGCCATTACAAAAGGTTTGTGTATGTACTGAGTCATACCTGACATAATGTTTAGTATGTGAGTATCAGGAGAAGACAACAGGTTATTGTTAACATACTCAGCTGCTAAATCTAACTTTTTAAAATTCTTAACATTATCTAATGCTATTATTATTTGTTTGTCGTCGTCTAATAATGCAATACGTTTTAAAAACTCTTCAGGGTCATCTTCTAAAAGTCTTTTCATTACAGGGTCTTGTGGGTCTGCTTTTAAATCAGCAGCTTCCATTGCTGTTTTTGTAACTCGTCCAGCTGTAGTTGCCCTTGCTGGGTTTTCTTGAATTTCTTTTTGCTTTTTAGCTAGTGAACGCACTAATGATAATCGTTTTACACTTTCTTCTACTAATTGTTTTCTATCCACATCTGATAAATCAGGTCTGTTAAGTCTGTTACTTAGCATTTGTACTTCATATAATTGACGTTGTATCAAATTACCATGTGCAATTACTACAGCAAACATATCTTTTTGTGACGCTAAATCCTCACCTCTTCTCATTATTTCTTCAGGGTCTAATCCCATTTCTTCAGCTATTTCTCGCATTTGTTTTAGAGAGACTTTAGGTGATTTTAATTCTAAAGATGTTTCTTGAATAATCCTATCTAACAGCTGTGCATTTTTAGGGTCATCCATTCTGTCATAGTTAAAATCTTTATAAGGTGGTTTTCCCCTTCCTAGCGGTATGTCTCTAAGGTTTTTTATAAAGGTGGGATTGTCGGTGTCCATCTCTATTTTACTAAAAGATGGGTCATCTTTGGCTTTTTTAGGTTTATTCTTATACAGCATAGGTGATTGTTTCACCTCTGTTAAGTCCTTAAATAAGGTTCTACCTGTTGTAGTGTCGACACCGTAGTCATGTAAATCTTTTAATTGTTTTACAGCTGTGTTTTGCATTTGCTTGCTTGTTAGTTTAAAACTAAATGCAGATGTACCAGCACCAAAAGCTGTCCCAAATGCACCACTGACACCAGCTGCTACCCCCATTTGTTTATAAGTAAATTCGTCTTGTACACCTGTGTTAATAGCATTAACTTGTAGTAAAGTGTCATGTGTTCCACCAGCAAAAGCTGATATAGAACCTTCTATAACTGCTCCTTTCTTAGCTGCTTTACCTAATGCTTCCTTTTGTGCTTGTTTAGCTGCTTCTTTAATTTGCTTATCAGTAATCTCTTTAGCCATCTTACCTTTAAGCTGTTGTTTTAAAGCTTGTTTAAATGCTTCTTTAGAAGCTATACCACCTACACCAGCACCTATTAAATTTATAGGGTCAGCTATCATTGCTCCCCCAGCGTCTACTAACCACTCACCAAATGTCCTATTAGGGTCATTCCAAAATGATGGCAGTGCTTCAAAGGTTTGTTGTAAGTATGCAAACTGTTTTAATCTATCATTATCTTCTTCGGTAGATGTAGAAGCAACGTCTGCCCCCATAGCAAAGGTGTTATAGTTTCCCCATGTTCTGTCTTCATAAAACTTTTCTAAGACATCAGCTGAAGAATAATCATTGTACTCTTCTGTTCCTTCTCTATAGTTATAATAACTTCTAGCTGTTTCAATAAATCTTTCTGATTGTATTTCATCTAGAGCACGCATTTCTGTTTCAGCTTTTCTTAAGTTTTCTGTTTGTAACTTTTCTTGCCTAGCTTTTCTAGTTCTTGCTCGGCGGTCATTAGCGTCTTCTTTTTGTTGTGTTTCAAAAGGGTTGGTGGTGTAATCTACCATTATTTATAATCTCCTAGTGCTTTTTGTACATCTTCAGGTGATACCTGTAGAGTGTCTGCTAAGACCTTGTAAAAGTTTTTTACTTCAGATTCTTCTAATGAGCTCCAATATTGAGATAAATCTTCTTTTGTAGCGTTATTAAAATAATCTCTTACAAAGTTGTTGATGTATGGATACAATTTATCTAGTTTAAATATACGTTGGTCTGTAGCGTCACTAGTTAAGAATTTATCATCATCATCCGTAAACATTGGTTTATTACTAATGACTTCTGTGTTGTCAAAGTCTTGAGTTAGACCAGTTGTTTTATCGGTAAGTTTTGTAATCAAAGCTTCTCTTTCAACTGCTTCTTTTTCTTCACGCTCTTTTCTTTCGCTACGTGTTTCAATATCTGTTTTTCTATCCGCTTTTTTTTGACCAGCAACACCAAATTCCTCAATTACACTTTCTTTAATATCTTTCATAAATCTTCGCTTTTCATCACGGGTGGCATTTCTACCTTCTTCAGAAGAATAAAAGTCTATTATTTCACTTTCTATAAAATCTCTAACATCACTAGCTTTTAGTGTATCTTTTTCACCCATCATGTTTTGAGATGTAGCTTTAACTATTTCATCTGTTTTAGCGTTGTAAATGGAATCTCTATCATAAATAGGCTTACGTGTTTCTGATTCTCTAAGTAGCACTCTAAAGCTATCATTATAAGGAACACCAGCTTTATCCACTTCTTCTAGCATTTCTTCAAGACTACCAAATTGACCTTCTGCTATCCTTCTTCTAAATTGGTTTATAGAAGCTACGTCAGAATTAGGTGATTGTGTTTGATTAACAATTTTCATTAAATTGTCTATATAGGTTGCATTTCCATATACTTCTAATTCTTCTTTGAGTTTTTCTATTTCTACAGGAGTTAAGTTTTCCATATCCATTGCTTTTTTAAATATGTTAGTAACTTCATCCTCTTCTTGATACTTTCTAAGTTGACGACTCTGTTGCATTAAGGTATATCTTCTGTTTTCTATTTTATTTTTTAGGGCTGTTGCGTCTTTATTATTGGCTGATAACAACGACCCTAGTTTTTGACCATTCTTACCAGTGCCTCTGTCAGCGTTTAGATACTCTATTGCTTTATCTAAATCGTCTACTGTCCTACCTGTAGAATACAAAGTAGTAGCAGCAAACAAAGCTGCGTCATTTAGTTGTTTATTGCTGTATGTTCCATCTTGTGGAAGTTTAGCAAAGATACTGACGCCGTCTTCATCCGTAGCGTCATTGGCTAACATAAAGTTACCTAAGCTTTGTGTTTTCTTTTGAGACGCTACTTTAAATCTTTCTTCAGCGTCAACAGATAATAGCTTAGCTTTCTGTTCATTGAATATAGAAGAGTAACCCCCAGTATAATATTTATCTGCTTTTGTAAAATCTGTTTGTACAAACTCAGATAGAAACTCATCCATAGTTTGTTCGTCAGGATTGTAGTTAGCTAAATTTTGTTTAGCTAAATTAATATCCTCAGCTGCTTTTAATTTACCTAGCCACACGTTGTTAGTAGCAGACGCATACATATTACTTAGTGTTTCATTAGAACCTGAATCAATAACTTTTTGAATACTGTCAGCTGACATTCCCTGTGCTTTTAATTTATTAATCTCTACAGCCGCTTCGTCTTGTTTAGTTTTAATGTATTGTGTACCTAGCTGTTCTATTTGTGGGGACACATTTTTTAATGAATTAACAAGACCACCAAGTTCTGTTTGTTCTACACCTACTTTACCAGCACCAGCAAATGTAGTGCCGAAGTATTTATTAGTTACTTTAGATTCGTATGCCATTATTTATTACCTAATGTTGTTGTTGGAATTGTGTATTGACCTGTAGGAGTGTACCCTTTAAAGCCACCTGAACCACCATAAGTAACAGCCCCTGATTGTGCTGCCGTGCTTACTGTCTTAGGTTGGTTTATAATAGCATTGGGGTTTTGTGAATAACCTAAAGCTGTCACACCTATTTCTAACATAGTTCCTAACCCATTTGGAGAAACTACTGGTTTTAAGTATTTAGCTCGTGTTTGTTTCATGTTTGAATATGCTTGGGTATATTGATAATTAGCTTTATACATGTCTGATAAGAAAGCGTTTTGTAGTTCGACGTAGTCTGTGTCAGCTGTTCCAGCTAAATCTTGCACTACCTTAAATGGATTACCAAAGCCTAAGTTAAGTGCTTGTGCTTGTTTCTTACGTAAGACCATTTTGTTTTTAAAGTCTTCAAGAGCAAATTCTCTAGCTGCTTCTACTTTCTCACCTTCTATCTTTTGGATGTCATTAAGGTAAGATATGTTAGCATTTTGTTCAGTAATCTTATTAGCTTCTGTTTGAGCTTTTGCTGCTGCTCGTTGGGTTTGATAACCCTGTATAGATTGCATTACTGACATTACTGCCATTGCTTCAGCTACGCCACACATATTATCTCCTTCATCATTAAATAGAATGGCATTTTACCTTTGCCATATTGTTCCTCTCGTCTTATTGTTTTAAATCCTAAATGTTTAAGCCACTTAATAGACTTATCATTTCTAACATCTACATAGTTAAATAAATATTTATAACCTTTTCCCATTTGTGCCACCCATTCAGGTGATTGTTTTATAAATTCTTTCTTGTAATTAAATAACTCATCACTAGATAATAACCAAGCTACACCATAGTCACGGTCTAACGTTGGTACACTACCAAACATGCCTACAACATATTCCTCTTCTGTTCCTATGACACTCCATGTTCTATGTCCTTTTTCTTGGAAAGGTGTCATAAGAGCCTCAGCAGCCCCTATGTTATCTGATGCTTTGATTTCGTCTCTGTCTGCTTGCCTCATCTTAGGTGCAAGAAAAGCTATGTCTGCTGATATTGCCCGCCTCACATGTGCCATTTATATTCTCCTAGAACGTCTGTGGTAGTAACCTTCCACTTCAGCACTAGGAATAAACATAGGTAAGTGTGAGCTACTCTTTATATCTAATGTAAATAATGTATTTCTACTTTGTACAGGAACAATAATAGTACCTGACGAAATCGCTGGGTTATCCACTGCTCCTGATAAACCAATAATATAACCATTCATAAATGTGGTATATGTATCTCTATTCTCAGGTGTTACTTCTACTTGGAAGAATCCACTGTCTTCATAGTCAAATGATATAGTACGTATCTGATATCTACCTGAAGTAACAGCTATAGCCCCTTGTCCTGAAGATTCTCTTACGTACTGTGGTGACAGTGTATATTTAGATTCATAAGGAACGCCTATAATTAAACTAGTGTGGTCTCCTTGTATTGTATATGTTGAACCTGTGGTATTCGTGGCGGTGTAGTTAGCTCCTGTAGAAGCGTTTACAGCTATTAATCCTGTCTTAGCTCCATATGGGCTAGTAAATGTAGTAAGGTCAGTAACTGAATCATAAGTACCAGTTGCTGTTGTTTTAAGGTCTACATATACATTATGACCTATGGTTGAATCTGCTAAGTCTTGTAAGTCAATACGTAGTAACTTTGTGTCTGTTCCTTCAGCTACAAATAGGTATACAAAACTACGGTCTATCATTCCACCTATTATTTTAACATTGTCTAGTTGCCATTTAGACCACGCTGTTTGTACTTTCTCCCCTCTATCAAAGAAGTATTTGTACATATACATTGTGTTGGCATTGGTAGGTGATACAGCTGTTCCTGTAGTGTATGGTGCTGTCTGAGTGTCAGCTGTATCTGAACACAGCACTATCAAAGAATCTTCTGTTGTGTTACTTAATATTGAATAAGCGTTGTCAGGTATCAAAGTTTGTACCGCAACAGTAACATCTAAACCGTCATTAGTTAATGTATCATTGTCTGAATAATATTCTCTTACTGCTGTGTTTGCATTACGTACTTGTGAGAAGTAAGCATATCTACCTGAAGATACAGGTGTTACATTGGCATTGTGTGAGAATGTTGATACTTCATTCAACACAGCTGAGGTCGGGGTAATTGTCTCAGCTGCTGAAGCGAGTTTATACTGTGATGTGTCGGAGAATAACAGTAAGGTCTCGTTGAATGATATTGAATTTCTTAATACGTTTACAGTTGTACCTGAAGCTGCAACATCTATAACATCTGTATCTAATACTTGTGTTACTGTAGTTGCAAAGAAATTAAAGTAATCAGCATTACCTGATAATACTAAGTTCTCTCCAGCTAATATACCTAGTCTATTTTTATAGAATGTAAGGTTCTGTATTGTTTGTCCTACAAATGTAGGGTCAGGGTTTGTTGTATCATCACCAGCGTCTCTTTCTGTATAGCTTTGTTTAGCAAAAGTAAATGTCCCATCATTGTTGTTAATAAGAGCGTGTGGCATAGTAGCATCATTAAGACCTGTACTTGTGTCAGGTGCTATACATTCTTCCCAAACACCATTGCCTACATAGTTAACATAGTAATCTGATGTTGTATCACCAGCGTCACCTGTTACTTTAATCTTATCATTTAACTTTGCATAATAAGGTAGCTTAGTAAAATCTTGTATTTCATCTTTAACAGCATATAGTTCAGCATTACCCGCTCCATCATGTGTCTCTACTGTGTAGCTAGCGTTTTGGTCTACTACATAACCACGCAGTGCAGACTGGTGTTCTGTAAATGTAAACTCAGCTGTGACTGCTGAATATGTGCTTAAGCCTTGTGTTGTAGTTAGTGTTGCCCCTGTGTCATTTCTAGTTAACTTAAATTCTATACTAGAAGAAGAGTCCCAATAAGTGCTGCTTGTACCATATCTAAATATATCTATAAGCTTTGCTGTGTCTCTAAACTGTGTGTCATGGTTAGCATCACTGCCATCAGGCATTTGTATGATTGCATTGATACCGTAAGGTAAATCAGGGTGAGTAAGATGTATTGCATACTCTCTACCAAAGTTAGTCACCTTAAACACTACATAAAAGTATTCTTCTTTAGCTGCTGTAGTTGAACCACTTTGTGCTGGTGTTATAGATTTGTTAGATACAAAAGTATAGTCAGCAATGTTGACCATCTTAAGGTCATCCTTAGGATTGGTAGTTGTAAGATAAGACGTACCATCAGGGTAGCTTACAGTCTTCTCATTACCTTGTAAGTCAAAAACTTTTACCCCACCGTTGTAAAATGCAACAATGTACTTATTGTTCTCATCTCTTTGTATGCTCCATATCTTTGTAGTGTTAGGAAACACATTTGTAGCATCTAGTGTAGCTATATATTCTGATGGTGGGCGTTTGCCTAAGCCTTTGATTATATTGTTTTGACAATTAATCTGTTCTTCACCTTGATTAATACCACGTTGGGTAGGTGTTTGTTGGCTTATACCATTCAGAAAGTTAGGTATCGACTGAGAAACTACTGCCATTAATAAGTCCTTCTAGGTGGTCTGTTAATTATAGAATATGTATTTGCATCACCTTCTAGTATGTTTACATCTTCACTTCTAGAATCAGATTGCTTAAAGTTATTATAAGCTTCCTGTTCATCTATGCTCATTAACTCAGATAAACCAGCATCACCAATAAATCTAGCTGCAAAACGTCTAGCTGCTTTTACTGTAATATAGCGTCTAGCGTATTCAGGTAGTTGTTCAAATTGTTGTACTAATACAACATCTAATGGTGGGACGATTGTAAAAACGTCTGTGTGGTTATCTAGGTCATACAGTTTACCATCACGTATAACTACGTTTTGATATCTGTGCGTTGCGTGAGCGTCAGCTTGGACGCAGTTGGAAGGTAATGGAATCTTACTATCATCATCTATTGAGTAAGTTACATTGTATTCTGTGTTAAAGTTCCAGCCTTCACTTTGTACAGAAAGGCTAGTTTCATCTAAGATATTTATAGCGACAGATACATCTACGTTTGTTACGCCGCTAATTGAGTTAACAGGTGCTTCTCCAATAGCAGAGAGCATAGTGTTGATAGCTTGTAACTCGGTAGTTGGTGTTATTTGTGTTGCCATAATTTCCTCAGTAAAGAGGGGACAGCATAAGCCATCCCCTCAAGGTTAAGTATAAGAAACGATTAAGCTTCTTTAATACCTACAGCTGCTTCAGGTCTGAGCACGCCGTGACCCATAGCATATTTAGCTACCATCAATGTACCTTGACGTCTTATGTCATATTCCATTTCAGTTGCTAAGTCCATGAGCTTAACAGTACCAGCTGCTGAAGGGTGACAAACTAGAGCAACATAGTTAGCTAAGTTAACTTGTTGTGGGTTTGAACCACCAGCTGTAGCAGAACCGCCATCAACGTTTGTTGAAGCTGAGAAGTCTGAAGCCACAAAGTGTGGTGTTGGTACTAATTCAATACCAGCAATCTTCAATACTCTACCTTCAGCAATAGAACCTTGACCACTAAAGTCAACATTCACAGCGTTAGTAGCGTTTGCTAATTTGTAATACTCTTCAAGTCTGATGAAGCACTTACGTCCTTCTCTTGGCACATAGTTAGCGTCAAGTTGTTTTGCAGCGTTGAAAAGTTCGTCAATCACAGCGTTAGCAGCTGTAGAAGCTGTAGCACTAGCGATTGAAGTGTTTGTTAACACAGTTCCTGAAGCATAGCCTGAATCAGCTACGTTTGCAGAAGCTTGTGCTGCTTGTCCGATTGTTTGTAGAATGTGCTTATCTTTTTGGAAAGCCAATGCTCTACCGATTTCGGATGAATAAGAACCTCTAACATCATAATGATTCTTTGCTTCTTCTATGTTAGAAAGAAAGACAGAAGATATCAATAAGTCATTGATTGTTATGATTTTCTCGTTGTGGTTTACGTCACTACCAGTGATTTCTGTACCAGCTGTATGATAAGAAGCGTCAATTCTGCCCATTACAGGGAATTGTGCACTTTTACCATTACTGATTGTACGGACAGTTTCAGCTCCTTGAGTTACTGAAGCACGTTCAAATGAAGTTAAAACTTCGCCTGAAAATACTTTAAGAAATAGAGCGTCTTCTGAACCACCAGTGTTGATTTTACCGACAGATACTGGACTAGCATTTGCCATAATAAATCTCCTTTGGTTATAGTTTAGTTGTTGTTGAACGCCTCTAAGTTTCGTCCCCAAGATTGTCTTCCGCAGAAGGTCAAGTTACTACTACTTGTTGGCAGCTGCCATCTAACGAGATAGCACAGCTATTAGCACTTCCATTTACGTAAAGCTAGAGCCTTACGTGTTGGCTTTCCATTTGGTTTTTTCATTGCACCTTTCACACCACTCATTCTTGCACAGAAGCTTTTACGTCTCCCAGCTGCTTTAGAACCTCTTTTAACTTTTCCTGTTACAGGTGCTTTGAGGTTAGCCCCAGTCTTACGTTTGTAATAACGTCTACCAGCGGCATTTAATCCGCCACTAGGGCTTTGGTGTTTCTTTGCTGGCATTTACTTTTTCTTCCTCACTGTTTTCTTTTTAGGAAAACCAGCTTTCATATTAGAATAAGCTTTCTTACTGATTGTAGATTTAGACTTAGGTCTGCTTGTACCAGCTTTCTTGCGTGCATTTATATTTGCGTATAGTCCACGTTTAGCCATTAACATTTACCTCTTTTTTTAGTCTTACCTTTTTTCATTGGTTTACCATATGCCATTGTATATCTCCTATAAGTTACTGTTTGCTAATTTCTCCTGTACTTCAGCTTGGAACGCTGGGTCTTTAGCATATCTTGGGTCGCCCATATCAGCTTGTACTTGAGCCCATGATTCATAGCCACCTTGTGAAGTAGGTACTGCTTTACCTGATAGTAATTTAGGGTCAGTACCATTAGCTGCTGTGTATCTAGCTTGTAAACCAGTAACAGCCAGCTTGATAGTTTCCATATCACCACTGTTAACAGCGTTGTTATAAGCTGTCTGTTCAGCTTCAGTTAAATTTTGTCCAGCCCATTGAGTCATTTCTACGTAAGCTTCTTCTCCACCTACTAAGCCTTTGACTTCACTGCCTTGTTGTAATGCTCTAGCTTCTTGTCCAGCAATAAACTGGTCTACTATATCTCTACTGATACCAGCTTTCTCTAGTCTTTCATAAGACTCATCAGCTAGTTGACCACTCTCAGCATACTCTGCACTGAGTGAATCCATGTCAAGTCCAGCAGACTCAACAGCTTCATCAGCTTGTATTTCTAAATCACTCTTAGGTTGTTCTTCAGCCTTCGCTTCTTCCTTAGGTTCTTCTTTAGGTTGCCCTAATTTAGATTCTAATTCAGCGTATGATTTAGCCATTGCTTCAACAGATTCAAACTTCTCAGGTAAACCCTCAGGTCTAGAAGATTCTACTTGTTGTTCTTCTGCTGGGGCTTCTGATGTAGTTTCATCTGATTGTACTACTACTTGTTCTACCATTTATTTCTTCTCCTTTATTGTGGTTTAGTCATGTTATTAGCAACAGGTTGTACTACATCCTGTGCCATATCCATCATTTGTTGTTGAGCCATTTGCTGTTGTGCAGCTTCTTGCTCTTGAGCTAGTTGCTCTTCACTCTTAATTAATCCTTCAGTATCAATACCTAAACTGGTAGCAACACGAGTAATCAGGTCATTAGGATTTAACACCTGTACTACTTCAGGACTAATCTGAGCTAGCTGTCCTATCTCCATAACAAATTCTCTTAGTTTCTGTAGGTCATTACCACGTCCTAAAGCTTCTATACCTGTGATAATAGTAGGTGCTACAGAATCTTTTGGAAGCTTTGGTATCTCATTGGATTGAGACATACGCTTCATTAATACTTGTACTAATGGTAACTGAAACTCTTGAGATAATAATGAGTATATACCACCCATACTAGTCTCTAACTGTTCAGCCATGTATCTAATCTCTTGTGCTGTAACACGTTCAGCGTCTCTTTGTATTGCTGTGTGTAATAAGAAAGCGTAAGACATACGTTCTTCTAAACGTCCTATGCTACGTTCTACAATACCTAAATCATATTGCTTCTCAGTTTGTAGACATGTTACGTCGTCTCTTTGTCCTGTAATTATGTCCCCGTTTCTAGTGTTAGCCAAATCTCTTTTACGAGTGACAGCGTTAGGTCTAACCATAAATACTACTTTACTTGCAGCTGCTGATGATTCTACTAGTGATTGTGATAGTCCCTCTAGTGACCTTAGGTCTCCTAGAAATTCCTCTACATAACCACGACCGTAGTCTTCACCATCTACTCTAACCATACGTAAAGCTTGGTAAGGCATGTTGTCTGATGGGTACGTACCTATTGAGCTTGGTATCTTGTGTCCCATAACTTCTTGACATACATAGTACTTGCCGTCAGGTAATCTGTATATATGAGTGTATATCTCACAGTCCTCATCTTCTTTGTAATCAGGATATTTACCTATAACTTGTAGTGTCTCTTCATCCAGTGCGACTGGACTAATGCTTTCTTTAATAATTACTTCTAATAAATTACCATCTTCATCCCTTCTACAAACAAATTGTGTTATACCATACACACGCATATTGCCTTTCTTAGGTAGATATGTTAGTACATTACCACTTACAATAAGATGTTTTAGTGCTTCAAATACAGATACTCTAAGTGCTAGGTTCTCTATTTTTTTGTGTATCTCACGCTCAATTTTGGCTAGAGACTTCTCAATTTCAGATTGTAATTCAGGGTTCTGCTCTAGTTCCTCTTTAGTTTTACCTGATAAAGATAATCTAAAGAAAGGTGAGTTGGGTGGTAATAATAATAATAGAAGTTTGGAAGCTAGGTTGTTAACACCGCGTGCTCCCACTGATTGAAATGGGGTATATAGTTCTGAGCTTGACTCGAAGCCGTCGTCAGGAATAAGGGTTGGTATTGTAAGTTCTGAGCACTCACGGGCTCTGTCTAGATAATGTTGTCTATCTGCTTGTAGCTTTTCATAGCGTTGTTTCGCTGTCTCTTTCATCATCTCTTGCATAATTAACTAATGTTTAATCCTGACCCTGAAGTAGGAATAGATAAGCCTGATGTTTGTAAAGCTTTTGTGCCTTTACGTTTAGCTTTCTTTTTCTTTTCTGCGTCAGTTAACTTCTCTTCAGCTACCTTAAGTGTTGGTGCTATTTCTTCTCCTGATGGTGAAGCGATAGGCGGAGCTGGAGTAGGTGCTGGTGGGGGAGTAGATACTCTTGGGCTACCTGTGCACATGTTATCTCCTTATTGTTATTTAGTTGGAATCTGTAAGCCAGCGTTTGACTTGTTTAAAGTACTTGTACCAACAGCTGGGTTAGATAATTTACCTGTGCCTTTGGTTTTGACTTTAACTTTCTTACCATCTTTGGTCTTAGTCTGTTCCTTAGGGGCTGATATCATAGAGTCTCTGTCTCCCACTTTAGAAACAGCTCCCATTCGTTCTGCTAATCCTACGCCTCTACCAAATCCACACATTATTTATCTCTTTCCTTTAGTTGGTTAATAAAGCGAACAACATCACGTTGTCCAGCCTTGAAGTATATGTCCTTCATTTCATCTGAGATATCAGGTGATTGCTCAGGATATAAACTATTTAACAGCTTAATAAACTGTGGTACTGTTTTAGGTAAGGTGGTTTCTTCTTCATCCTTGCCTACTATATCTTTTATAAACATATTTTATCCTTCTAAAACGGGTACTTTAAGTCCATAGTGTACCAGTTATTGTTCCTTTATTGTATTCAGTTGCTCTATTCTCAAAGAAGTTAGCGTGCTCAACACCATTAAGTACCCAGTCTAACCACTCTAATGGGTTATCTTTTACTTTGTAGTTAGGTTTCAATGATAGTTGTAACAGCCTACGGTCAGCAATATACCTTATGTATTGCTTAACTTCCTTAGGTTCTAGCCCACGAATACCCCCTTGCTCAAATGCTAGGTCAATAAACTTATCCTCTAGCTCAACCATGTCTCTACAGGTTTGATAGATAGTTGCTTTGAAATCATCATTCCATACGTTTGGATTCTCTTTAATCATTTCTTTAAATAGTTTAATCATACTCTCTACATGGTGTGACTCATCACGGATAGACCATGTAACTATTTGACACATCCCTTTCATGCGACCAAAGCGTTGGAAGTTAAGTAGCATAACAAAAGAAGCGAACAGTTGTAGTCCTTCACCGAAGGCAGAGAAACAAGCTATGTCTCTAGCCAGCCCTTCTACTCCTTTACCTTTATCTTTAAATAAGTATTTATGTTTGTCAGCCATCTCCCTGTATTCTTGAAATGCTTTGTACTCTGTCTCAGGTAATCCGATAGTATCATTTAGTAATGAATAACTATGAGCATGGTTAGCTTCACTGGCTGCAAAAGAAGTTAACATCATGCGTACTTCAGGTACTTTAAACTTAGGTAAGTATTTATCTAAGTAAGCCTTAGCTATATCTACGTCACCTTGTGTAAAGAATTTAAGTATCTGATTAATAAGATTCTTCTCAGGTTCTGTTAGCCTTTCATTCCAGTCTCTTACATCTTCATGTAGAGAAACCTCTGAAGGTAGCCAGTGCATCTTCTGTTGCATGTCATAGGACTCAAACGCCCAGTCATATGTAAATGGTTTATAGTGTGTACGTTCTTTAAATAAATTCATTATCCCTCGCAAGCTATACATTCCCCATCAGGAATGATTGTTCGTTCTATCTTTTGTGACACTAGTTCTGCTCTCTTCATTGCTTCTGAGCGACAGTAGTAAAGTGTCTTGAGTTTTCTTTTCCAAGCCAACATGTGTATGTCATGTAGTTCACGGATGTGAACATCAGCTGGAACGAATACATTAACAGATTGTCCCTGACAAATAAACTCTTGTCTGTCTGCTGCGTGTTCTATTACCCACTGTTGGTTAATCTCTATGGCTGTCTTGAATGTATCCTTCTCATAATCAGTAAGACCTTTGAGTTCTAATACTGAACCTCTGTTGGCTAGTATCTTCTTCCATGTCTTCTCATCATTCATACCCTTGCTTTCTAATAGTTTCTCTAGATGTTTATTCTTAACCAAGAATGAACCTGACATTGTCTTCTGCACATAGGCATTAGCCCTGTATGGTTCGATAGCTGGTGATGTAGTACCACATATGATTGAGCTAGAAGCGTTAGGTGCGATAGCAAGTAGGTGAGCGTTACGCATACCAGTGCCTTCCATGTCAGGTGCTTCACCTTTCTTAATAGCTAATCGTTTAGATTCTTTGACAGCTTGTTCCTTAATATGTTTAAACATCTGTAGGTTCTTAGACTTAGCCAATGCTGATTCAAATGGTATGCCTTTAGATTGTAAGTAAGAATGGAATCCCATTGCACCTAACCCTAAGCTACGTTCATTCACAGCAGAAAACTTAGCCTTGTATAAAGTGTCAGGTGCATTGTCAATAAAGTGCTGTAGCACATTATCGAGAAAGTGGATTAAATCAGGTATGAACATTGGGTCAGCTTTCCACTCATCATACTTTTCTAAGTTGACTGAAGACAAACAACATACAGCTGTTCGTTCTTCATTGGTGGGTAAGGTTATCTCTGTACATAAATTAGAATGGTTTACTTTTAAACCTAAATCTTTTTGTGCTTGTGGTAGACCATCATTAACTGTGTCACCAAACATAATGTATGGCTCACCTGTGGCTACTCTGTTTTCTAATATACGCTGCCATAACTCACGGGCTGATATAGTTCTTACTATCTGATTTGTATGTGGGTCAATTAGATTCCAGCTATCATCAAACGTTGGTTCTTTGATACAGTTGTCAATCAATTCCATGAAGTCATTAGATATGTTAATACCATGATGTAGGTTCAGACACTTCCTGTGTACATCACCGCCACTAGGCTTACGCATATCTAAAAACTCTATAATCTCAGGATGGCTTACGTCCATGTAAGCGGCATAGCTGCCCCTTCTAGTCTTTCCTTGTGAGAAGGCTAACATCTCTGAGTCTACTACATGTAGAAAAGGTATTGACCCTGACGACTGAGACCCATTACTTGTGCCAGTTCCATCTGAACGAATGTGTCCCCAGTATCCACCGACCCCACCACCGACAGAAGCCAGCCATGCGTTTTCAGTGTAGTGTCCAGTCAGTCCTTCTCTACTGTCAGGTACATAATTAAGGAAGCATGAAATAGGCATACCTCTATCTGTACCACCATTAGTTAAAATAGGTGTAGCGTACATGAACCATAGCTTAGATGAATAATTATATATACGCTCAGCCATCTCATCGTTATCAGAGAAAGCTTTAGCCGCTCTCATAAATGCCTCTTGTGGTGAGGTCTCTTCAGGTAACAAGTACCTATCATGTAAGGTAGTCTTACCAAACGAGGTTAACAATTCATCTCTGCTATAATCCATATCCACTCCTATAATATGTTGAGAGGGTTCACATGTGTGTTCTCTCTAATTAATATATCTATATACTCTTTTGCTTTCTTTAAGTCCTCAAGCTTACCTTCCATGTCCTTGTGCTTGGTACGCCAACGACATACATACTTGATAACGTTAGCCTCACAGTAAGGTATCTCATTCTCAATGATAAACGTTACAGGCTGTATCTTGTACTTGGCATAATGCTTGGGGTTGATTGCATTTATCTCTACCTTTTTCTTGGTTGCCATAGTTTTACTTCTCCAGTTTTTTTGTTGTACTCACCGTGCCGTAGTATACGAGCACACCTAGCTTGTTGTAATGCTTCAGCTTCTGTGTATCCCTTCTTATCATAGGCTTGTAAAACTTTGTCCCACAGGTCTAAGAGGGGTACATTAATATCTGTCCCTAGTATCTTCTCAGCTGTCTTGATACCCACAGTAGGACACCCAGTGTATCCGTCTACTGCGTCACCAATAAGTGCCTGAGTCATGAACCAGTAGTCAGCTTCATATGGTGTGACCCTTTGGATGTTAACACCATCAGAAGATACACCCACTGGTATTTGTTTTAAGTCTTTATCAATAGATACAATAACTTTATCTACATCAAAGTGTGGGTCAGGTGTGGTAGCTAAGATACCTAAGACATCATCAGCTTCTACGTTGTCCCACATGATTCCTTTGTGATGTTCCATAATATACTTACGCAACACTGGAAGTATCAGCGGCTTACGTTTAGCTTTACGATTGTCTTTGTATGTAGGTAGTACATCCTTTCTAAAATTAGTAGGGGATGTTAAACATATCTTAACTCTGTCTGCTTGTAAGTCTTGTTTAAGTTTCTTAATAGCTTCATCTACTAGACCACAGCACTTGTCTTCGTATGAATGTAATGTCCATAGTCCATCACCCCAGTTAACTGCTTCTTCATTTTGAAGAGCGGTCTGATAAATAAGAATGTCACCATCAATAAGTATCTCTCTCTTAGTACCTGTAGGTACTTGTGGTTGTCTCTCTGTCAATGTGTTTCGCTCCAGTTGTTACCGACTTTGTATTCACCAGTCAGTGGTATTCTTAAATCAAAGTACTTGCCTGTTGCTTCGATAGCTTCAACAGCTTTCTCACCAATGATGTCTGCCCAGTCTGAGCCACACTCTACTTGTATCTCATCATGCACCCACACCACTTGGTTAACATTCATGTATCCTTGTGTCCTTTTATTAAACTCAACCAACCAACGTTTGCATACTAATGCACCACCTGATTGTAGTAATGTATTCAATGCTGAATGTGCTGAGCGTACCTTAACGTTCCTACCATCTAGTCCTTTGATGTAACCTTTAGCTGCTGCTTTTTGTACAGCTTCTATAAGTTTACTCAAGGCTGGTAAGTTGTTTAAGAATCTTTGCTTAACTTGTTTGGCTTCCTTCACTGTCTTACCAGTAACATCAGCTATCTTGTTTACGCCACCACCATACAAGAAACAATAATAGAAACGTTTAGCTAAGTCTCTTGAATCTAGACCAGCTAGCTTCTGTGTTTCTGTGTGGATGTCACCATCAAGTACCACCTTAGTGTATGCACCGTTGTCAAACTTAGCCATGTAGTGTGCTAACATTCTGACTTCCAATGCTGATACATCTATACCCACTAGCTTACGATTGAATGGTGTAGTAAATAATTCTCTACACTCTTTACCGTAAGGTGCATGAGCACTGGGTACTTGTGCTAAATTAGGGTAGGCATGGCTGGCTCTTGCAGTCACTGTCGAGTTGGTGTTGCAAGTGCCGTGAAGTCTGCCAGCTTTAACAAGCTTCAACCATGCCTGATTACCTGTGGCTAACTGTCCAATTCTTTTATCTAAAAGGAAATGTTCAGCGAGGAGTTTTGCCTCAGGATAATCTAAACTGTTTAGTACTGAGTCATCAACCTTAGGCTTACCATCAGTTGTATACTCATCAGGTTTCCAGTCATACTTATCTATCAGTCTTTGTGATACATGTTGTCTACTGGATGGATTAAATGTTTCTTCATGCTTCTTAATAAATGGTTGACCCTTAACATATCCTCTAGTCTTGTTGTTAACTTTAGGTATGAATGTTGTCTCTTTAATTATAGGTGGGAATAGTTCTTGTAGTTCCTCTTCTATCTCTAAGCGTCTAGCTTCTAGTTTACCATAGAGTTCTTTGGCTTTGTCTTCATCAAACATAAATCCATATTGTTCTTGTTTAAATATAAGCTTAGCTACGTCATGCTCTAGTTCCATAGCTTGTTTAGAGTAACCTTTCTTTTCTATTGCTCGATACAAACCAACGTTAACATGTACGTCTTGCTTACAGTACTCTAACATTTCAGGGGTTAATGTTTTCCAGTCTGTTTCTATGTGTGCTTTATACTCACCAATGCGGTGTCCCCATGACTCAAGACTGTGTCTGCCTATAAGCTTAGTGGGAAAGTTATTACCACGCTTAAAGTCTGCGTCTCTAATGTCAGGAAATAATAAACGTGTAGCGATAATGGTGTCAAAGATTTCTCCTTTAGGTTCAAAGTCATAAAACTTTTTTAACATAGGTAAATCAAACTTAACTATGTTGTGTCCAATTAATAACTTAGCACGACTCATTAACTTAATAGCGTCCCAGTTATCAACGTGTATTATTTCATCTTTGTCTATATCATACAAGATAATACAGTGTATCTTAGTTGCTTCATCCATGAGTCCATCAGACTCAATGTCAAACACGTATCTCCTCTTCATTTAAAATGTTCTCCTTTGCTTAACTGTTTTCTATATTCTTTTAGGTCACGCTTGAACCAAACCTTTTTAGTTTTAGGACAGACGTAAACTATTTTTACCCCAAGCTTATTACCCAGTGCATTAGTAATACGTGAAGTAATCCATCCCTTTGGATTGTAAGACGCACATTTGAAATCAATGTAGATACATTCATGTGTCTTCTGATTAATAGCAACACAATCAATTACACCTTGCGGTGCAACGTTAGTGAATACCCAGTAACCTTGCTCGATTAACCACGCCTTGCCGAACAGCTCAGCCCAGTGCCCCTTGTCATTTTTCTTCATAATTTTATTTTAATTATTTTTTGTATTACACAAGTCGGAATGATAGTGGTGTTCCCGATATCTTTTATCTTACCATCACTATCTATGTTGAAGTCACTAGCGAGTCTAGTCACCTTGTTATCTTTTTTAATTAACCACCCACTAGAAATACATATAGGTAGCTCATCAGTAATGAGGTCATCAATGTCACGCCAGTTACTATCAGATTCTATATCAACCCAATAGACCATAACGAAGTCATGCTTGATAAGGTCTAGTTTGGGTAAGTATCTTTTCTTTTCCATTAGTGCACTGGATGTTTCACCACCTCTACTTGCAATGCTCTTGTGTCCCCTTCTTCTACTAACATATCTAATGCGTTGTTTAATAATTGTTCTGCGGTATCAGTACCCACTGGTATTTGGATAATATGATTCGTCTCTTCAGTCTCAGCTAAAGCTTTCATTATTACCTGTGTCCATTGTACTGTTTTATATTCCACGTTAGAAGTCGTCCTGTACATCTCCATCTGTCTCCCGTAAACATCCTGTTTCTAAATCATAGTAGAGTGTACAAGCTTTGCCTGTCTCTCCACTAAACCTATTTTTCAACACGTTAACCTGAGCCAAGTTCTTGTCTGACTGTAAGTCTCTAGACATACTTATTATCATATCAGATAACTGACCGATTGACGCACTTCCACGTAAACTATTCATAGATACTGCAACCCCATCCTCATAACCTTTGTTTCCTTCAGGTCTCTTAAGGTGGGACACCAGTATTAATCCAATGCCTGTCTCTTCTACTAGAGTCCTAAGCTTTGATACTGTATAATCTATAAGTTTACGTTCGTCACTTGTAGTCTCATCACCAACAGCTGACAGTGCCATGTGTAAGTGGTCAAGTATTACGAAGTCAACGCCGCAACCTTTAGCTAAGTATCTTATCTTAGATATTAAATTGTCACTGGCTGTCGAGCCAAAGTGATTGTACAAATAAAACTTACCACTACCCACAGTGCTATCGAATACTTCTTTAAGTTTCTTATCGTCGACACCTTTGCGGTCTAAGTGTAATGGCTTACCCATTTCTATTCCCATGATACCCAATGCACTACGCTTGATAGATTCCTCTAGTGCTATGTAACCAACGCTGAAATTATTTTTCAGTAAATGTAAGGCTACATGTCTACAGAAACTAGACTTACCTACACCACTACCAGCAGTGACAGTAACTAGTTCTCCCTTGCGTAGTCCATGTGTCTTAGTGTTAAGACATTCAAATGGATATTGGACTGTAACATAGCTATCTTCTTTTTGGATATCATCCCAAAGGTCAGCACCAGCTACAATGCCATCAGGCTGGTAAGCTTTAGCTGACCAAACGCAGTCGATAAGCTGTTGTGATTTACCAGCACATAGCATTTCGTTTGCGTCCTTCAAAGGCAATGAACATATCTTTGCCTTGTTTGGTGAGAAGATTTTTGCACATTCAGTGGCAGCCTCTTTACCAGCTGTATCATTATCAAACATTAGAACGACAGAGTCGAAACCCTCAAGCCATTCTAACTCTTTAAGTAAGTCACGCTTAGCCCCCTTAGCTCCAGTCTTTACTGATACTACAGGATATTTATTTTGATTTACTTTCGAGACAGAGAGAGCGTCAATCTCACCTTCAGTAACGATAACCATTCTTCCCTTGTCACGCCATAGGTGTTGACCAAATAACTGAGCGTCTTTAGCTTCACCAATCCACTGAAAACTTTTATCAGGGTAGCGTAACTTCTGAGCTACTAGTTCATGGTCTTTGTTATAGTAGTTGGCTATCTGCACTGGTCTCTTATGAGCTGTGCCTATTTGATAATCAAACTTCTGTAACGTATCGACATCTAGTTTGCGTTTGGCAAGAGCGGTGACAGTACCACTGACAAAGTCAGTAGTGTCTTTAGTGGTGGTAGGTGTTGTCATTGACTCTCCATTTGTATGATATCCACATCCAAAACAATAACTGTGTCCATCACTGTATACGGCTAAGTTATCCTTAGACCCACACGACGAACATGGTGCATGGTGTAGAAATGTGCTTTCATTTTGTTCCATTCTTATAGGGGTACTTAATCGTACGGCTTTCTATCTTGTAGTTTCTTGTAAGCTTGGTGTACTAAGAACGCTACCTCACCTGACCCACTTCTAAATGTTTCTTTAGTGATAGCTTCTAGCATACTCTTTACTTCATGTGTTACTACTACTTGTGTGTATTTCGATTTTCTTTTTTCATTTGCGTCCATAAATTTTTTCTCCATTTTATTTTAGTAACTCTTGTACATTAAAGTTAGGCTCAGATGTATGGAAGATGTCCCTGTGTCCCATTATTTCTATGACATCAGGATACTGTTTCTTCAAATCATCTACCGTCCACTTCAATGCTTTAAATTGTTCGAGAGTATAATTGCAATCAGATGTACCATCATCTTTACCGCCACCTATCAATACAATACCAATAGAATTTTTATTGGTTGGTTGGTGTTTGGCTCTGTTCATATTGTAATGTAAGAAGCCACCAGCTGAATCAATATCTCTACCGTCTTCTACTGTGCCATCTCTCTTTATTACTTTATGAAATCCACCTTCGAGTAACCCTTCCTTGCGTCCCTCTATGTCCATCTCTCTGCTGCCCCAGTCTGTATTAGGTGCAGTGTGAGAACAACAGACTACTATGTACTTGGTTTCTTTCCTTTGATTTCGCATAGCCATTCCTTTGGAATATGTTTAGTAGCATACTTGAAGCCATACTTTTCACACCACATACCATACGTGGTCTTACTCCGTTTATTTATCTTGGCTTTAGCATTGCTGAATAAGAATCTGATATCCAGTTTAGGATACTGTTCCTTAATTAGTTTCATTTTTTGTCTATCTGCTGTCGTAAACAATCCCTTAGTCTCAATGAATATGTCTTGCTCAGGAAGATAGAAGTCAGGTGTGTAAGTATGTAGCTTCTCAGGTTTAGTATATTTTAATTTAGTTTCTTCAAACTCGTAACTAACACTCTCACTTCTAAGTTCCCCAGCAATACGTTCTTCAAGTCCTGACCTGAAGCCGTAAACAAGTCCGACTTTTTTAGAAGTCAGAGGTTTCCGTTTCAGTCGTGCTCTCCATGTCATCTTTAACTTGTGTCTCCTGATGTTCGTAGCCATCTGTTTCATCAAACCCAAAGCCTTTAGCATTACCGCCGCCGCCTTCTACTAGTTTGATTATTTGTACTGCTCTCAATCTCATAGAAACACCAGCACCAACCATAGCTGTGTAGTACGGTATCAATTCAGCTGAGACTTTCATCTCACTGCCTG